GGGAGCCGTCGTCGGTGTTGTATATCCACAGCTTGATGTCGCCGACCGGTGTGCCGAGGTCGTCCTCGTCCATCCACGACAGCGACACCGCGAGGCCGTGCTCGCCTTCATGCTCCTCCTTGTCGCAGGAGGAGAACAGGGCGGCGAGGCAGACAGCCGCGCATGACAATAATAGGGTAATAGAATCGTGTATAAGTCTCATGTCACTGTTTGGTTGAGTGTTTGTCTGCGCAGCTGCTGCTTGTCGAAACGCGGCGTGCCTTGCTGTTGTCAGTCTCGTTGCGGTCTATGCCGTTGCCTATGGCGGTAATCCGTTCGGCATCTATGCCGTGGCTTGTGAGCCACGATTTGACAGTCTCGGCACGCTGGCGTGATATGCGGTCGTTGACTGCGACGCTGCCTGTCGCGTCGCACCATCCGTTTAGGGTCACTTTCATTTCCGGGTTCGCGTTGAGCAGGTCAAGTATCTGCTGCATTTTCGCTTGCTGGGAGGCTGTGATGTCTGTGCGGTTGAAGGGGAAGTAGACATCGGGGAATGTCACGCGGTTCTCTTCGCCTTCGGCAGCAATGGTCACGGCGTTCTTGCCCTCGCCAGCGGTGACCGTGGCTGGCGTTTCCGCCGGCGGTACGGTTGTCTCTTCCGCTGTCGGCTCTGTCTGCTTTTCGGGACATTCTGTCACCACAGGCCTCAATCCGTATTCCGGCTCTTCTGTCTGGGGTATGTCTGCGGCAGCTTTCTTCTTTGTGCTTCCGAATGACAGCCCGAGGCGGATGCCGCTTTCCCAGATGAAGTTGGAGTGGTGTATGTGCTTTGGCATGCCGTCGATGCGCTGTCCGCAGAACGAGGTTATGCCGGAGTAAATGCCGAGCGAGAAGTTCGCCGTCAGGCTGTATGCAGCTCGTATGTCGCCGCCGTATGCGAAGTGCCAGCGGGTGTTGCCCTTGAGTGCTGTGTGGCCGCCCTCAATCGTCTTTATTGTGGCTTTCGTGCCGGCAGCGGCTATCATAGGCGACAGCTCGAGCGTCCAGCGGCTACCGCGTGTGTTGGCGGCAAGGCCGAGCAGGTTGACGTTGAGGCGCACGCCGTACCGCTGCGCCGTGATGTCACTGCGCAGAGCGGAATAATCCCAGCCGTCCATGTTGAGTACAGGCGCGTAGTACATCATTCCGTCGCTGCCGAGCCAGTAGTCGCTTGCCTCGCAACAGGGCCTTGCTGATGTGGCGACAGACGTGTATTTGGCGAACAGCTCTGCGGACAGGACGGTGTAGAACCGGTAACCGCCATGTATGCCGGCTGACCAGCCGGCGCGTGCCTTGTCGTGACCGAAGCTGCTGAACGTGCTTGTGGCGAAAGGCACGCCGCCCTCGATGCCGGCATACCAGCTGGGGTATGGGTCATCGGCGGCATACGTCTTCATAGCAGGCAGCGTCATCGCTATGGCGACAAGATATGGGACTGCTTTTGTCAGCCTTATATACATCGGGTGTGTTTTAGAAGTGTTCGATTCAATTCTTATTCCCTTGCGACAGCCGCGTGTCGAGTAGAGGCAGAGGAAGTTTCCCGAGCAACGCAGAATGTCACGCTGCAAAATTACAAAGCATCTTTGAGCCGTGTGGCGAGAAGCAGCCGCAAAGTGTTGCGGCTGAAATAGGGTCTGTGAATTTTAACTTTCCTCTCGCGTCTATTGTATCCTCGTAAGAGGAAATTCATTGCTTTTGAAGTGTACTTAGTCGTGCGAATTTTTCTTTTGGCGAATATGCTCGTTGCTTCTAAGGCATAGTTGGCGTTTGTAATTGTCAGATTTTCAGCCGTTTCGTTTTTAAAGTCATAAATGTACCTCCGAAACGATGTCGGCATCGATGTTTTGGACGTTTTTCTTGGCCTTGCAATAGGCAGTGTTGGACACAAAGCCGGCAGCGTCGGCAATCTCCGCTTGCTTGGCCTCCGGGTGCGCGTCGATGTACTGGCGGGCATATTCGAGGCGGAACATGTTTATGAGCCTGTAGTATCCTATCGCGGCGATGAAGCGGCTTGCCGGCGCTATCATACCCTGGTTGATTTCGGCAATTACATCCGACTTCTTCAGGTGCTTTTCCTTGTATTTGGCGAGTATGACCTCGATGACGGCCCGCTTCACATCGTCGCTGTACGGTGTGGCCTGCTGTGTTTCGGCAGAGCTGCCGCCGGCAATCTCGGCGGCAGCTGCATCTGCCGCTTCAGGCTCTGTTGCTGCGGTGGCTTCCGTTGTCTTGTCGTTGCTCGAGATGCGTTGAGGGTTGAGTATCATGCACAGGAACATCAGAGCCCACGCGGAGGCCAATAGGTCGAGTACAAATTTCAGCAAGCGGCTGTCGGCGATGACGATGCACCACATCAGCGCGATGTATGCCAGCGGCATCCATACCACCCTGTTGGCGAATACGTAGGGGAAGTCGTCCTCGGTGGCGTAGTTCTGAGTGTGGAACTCGCGGATTTTGTTCTGTAGTTTCTTAGTGACGAATACGAGGCGTGCGGTCAGCATAAGGCTGAACGCTCCGACAACCCACCACAGCCACGACAGCTGCTGCTCAAACCACTGGCTGTCAACGAGCACCGCGACGAACATTGCGGCGAGCATCGCCATTGGCGCGATGAAAAGCATCTGGTTTATCCTCTCTTCGAGCTTTTGCAGGCTGAAATAGCGCATTATCAGCAGGGAGACTATTGCCGGGTAGAACATGATGCCGAAAATCCCTGCGTAGTGCCATGCCCCCGGGTCTGCCGGGTTGAGGTAATAGGGGAGGTACATCAGGATGCCGGCATAGAAGAATGTGGTCTGCTTGCGTGCCGGGAAGTGGAAGTCTGCGTTGTCGCGGTATGGGCGGCAGACGTGAAACCAGCGGACTATGGCGCAGACCATGCACGTGACCATGAGCACGAGACAGGCGTCAGCGCACCAGGAATAAGGAATTGCGGGGTTGTCCATTTTTCACAGCATGAATATAGTCTCGCAAAAGTACAAAATAATCCGTTGCAATGGGCATCAGCGGCGCGTTATTTCTGAATTAATTCAACTCGTTGGATGAATTAAATTAGAGCGTATTTAACTTGACCGATTTCCCGATGAGCGATGTAGTTAACATATTGAAGCACCGTCAATGCGGATACCTTTGCGGCTGTTCTGGTAAAAAGCCCGAGGGGCTGCTTGGCGTAGTTTCGGATCATCATGAACTGGTCATTGAGTTGGGAGAATATTGTCTCGATGCGTTTGCGGAACTTTTTGTAAGCCCATGTAGGCGGACGCCAGTTTTTCTGGTTAAGCCTGTAGGGTACTTCAAGGGTAATCTTTGCCACGTCGAAAAGATCCTGCTGGACTTCGGCGCTCAGGTATCCCTTGTCTCCAAGTATCATGCAGTCGTGATATTCCCACTGCACATCCTTGAGATAACGGATGTCGTGAACGTTTGCGGCTGTCATGTCGTAAGAATGGATTACACCGCTTATTCCGCAGACAGCGTGCAGCTTATAGCCGTAATAGTGGATGCCCTGCGATGCGCAGTATCCCCATGCCGGAGCCCTTTCAATGTCGTCCTTGCCCATGGAGCAGCGTTTTGCCCGAGTGTTCTGGCATACCTTTACGGGCTTGGAGTCGATGCTGAACACATTCTCCCGTCCGTCCATGGCGGCAGCGATATCCCTGCGGATATCCTCTCCGAGTTTGCTTGTCAACTTGCGGCGCTGATTGTACTGGCGGCGTGTAATCAGATTCGGAAGCAGGTCGCCCTTCTCGCTCTCAAGCCGTTTGAACAGGTAATTCTCGCTGTCGAACCCGAAAGCCTCAGCCGTAGCCGAAAGAGCTATGACTTCAAGGTCAGAAAATTTAGGAACAACACCTCTTCGAGGAAGATTTCCAGCCTCTGTAACGCGATTCCCGGCAAATTCTTTGAATATGTCGAGGATTATTCCGAACTTTACGATGAAGTTGTGCATAAGCGCGATGATAGTAATCGATGGTTTGGTTGCCTCTAAATTACTAAATATCAGCGTTATGCGCAACTTTTTCATTGAAAATATTTTATCGAATCAATTCAACCAACAAGTGAATCACATATACGTATATAAGATGACCCACGACATGGGGTTTGCGCCAAATCCCTGCCACGGACAGCTCACGCTCGCGACCTGCAAGCCTACCATACGCCGCTGCGCCAAAGTCGGCGACTGGATAGCCGGCTGGACGGCAAAGGACGTTCACACCAAGTCCGGCGTGAAGCATTTCGCCGAGCCGAAACTGGTATACCTCGCCAAAGTCACCGAAATACTGCCGCTCGAAGAGTATTGGGAGAAGTTCCCGCAGAAACGCCCGAAGCTGCTCGCCGGCGGCGAAACGCCCAAAGGAGGCTGCACCGGCAGCTGCGGAAACAGCAGCGACGCAGGAGCGACCGTCTATGACAACGGCGACAACATCTACGAGAAACTTCAAGACGGAACATGGGTGCAGCACCCCAACGGCGACCACACCGAAGCCGACAAGGAACGGGATCTCAGCGGTGTAAACGCGCTGATATGCGACGAGTTCTGCTTCTTCGGCGCGGACAATGCCCTTGACGTGCCGCAGGACGTATTCAGCTACGCCATACCTCGTCTGAAGAAGGTCAGCCTCGCCGATGAAGCCGCTACACGCCTGCTCGCCGCCTTCGCCCAGCAAAAATCCCCGGCAAAGTAGTTACACGCCGCAGCCACTCGGTGGACACGGCACGCCGTGTCCACCGAGTGGCTGCGCAATCCATATGTCAGCAGACTGACAGCCTGTGGTATGTCAGAGGGGCTTTTCGTAGGCGAGGCGGTCGCCCCAGGTGAAGGCGCACTGTCCGCGCGGCTCGTAGCCGCAGCGCGTCAGCAGCCGTTGCATGACGACATTCGCCGCGCCGGTGTCTACACGCACTGTCCGTATGCCCCGGTCTCGGTATTCATTCTCCATCAGCAAGAACAGTTCCTCTCCCCTCCCCTTGCCGCGCTGCTGCGGAGCGAGGGCAAGGCGGTGTATTACGCCGTATTCGCCGGCGTATCGCCACAGGCCGGGATGCTCGTCATACGAGGCATCGCCAACTGCGAGGCTGGCATACCCCATGATTTCACCGCCGGCGACGAACACCCGCGCCGCGCCGCTGTCGATGTCGCGTTGTATGTCAGCCTCGGCCGGGTAGCCGTCCTCCCACTGCACAAAGCCGCACGCACGCTGGTAGAGGCGTGCGGCAGCCATTATTTCCATTACCCGGGGGATGTCACCCGGCGTAGCAAGGCGCATTTCCATGCCGCGAAATATCCGTTACTCCGCCGTCACGGCTGATAGAGAAACCGCTTGATGGAACGCTTGGGCGTCTTCTCAAACTCCTCGAGGAATATCTTGAAGCGCGACACGCGGCAGTATGCCGGGACATCGTCGTTGAGGGCACGTATGTTCTGCTCCATAACCCGCTCCAGCCCGGCGGAGTCGATGCCCTGGTCCGACGCGCTCTGGTAGTCAGGATAGATGAGCGCGACGAGTTTCCCCTCCTCGTCGATGATGAGGGACTCGCTCACGTAGGGCATGTTGTTCAGCTTCTGCTCTATCTCCTCGGGGTATATGTTCTGTCCGCTCGGGCCGAGAATCATGGTCTTGGAGCGTCCTTTGATATAGATGAAGCCGTCAGCGT